CTTAAAAATTTCCCCGGGGGGACATATTTATAGAGCATTCCTGTGTAGAACCAACGGGTAAAACAAAATCTCGCTTTCTTTGGGGCGGGATCTCCTTTCAAGAGCCTGGGAAACTAGGTAATTCTCTTTGGTTCTACTCCGAAGTGCTCTATATCTATGAGAAACACAAAGTAAAGAAGGAGGAACTATGGCACAAGTATATAATTTTCCTACTCACATTAAAGGCGATACAATGGAATCAATAACTTTCACCTTTAATGTGAATGGTCTTCCTTTAGATTTGACAGATGCGTCAATTCGAATGGATGTCAGAACCAAGATTGATTCAGTACAACTAGTGAGATGGGATACTGGTTCTCTTGGTGGTCTTACGATCTCAGATCCAAGCAATGGTGTATTAATATTTGATACAAAAGTTGTGGACATTGAGGCAGGAAAACATAAGTATGACATTGAGATTACATTAGGAAGTGGTGAGATTAAATCATACCTTAATGGAACTTTCAATGTTGTTCAGGATGTGACTTATGGGTGACAATGTTGTAATTAACATTGTTGAAAATGTAACAGATGTTGTGGTGAATGCTGTTGAGAACCCAACCGACGTTTCAATATCCGTTGCTGTTCCTTTTGATTCTCGATTGATTGATTTGTCAAAGTTGCCGTTTAGCGGAGATCTTGTAGATGGTGATAAACTGTTATTCTATGATGCATCTCTCGGTGGTAATTATTATCTTAGGCCAAGCGACATAGCAAGCTATTTAAAGAATGAACCATGGTTTCCATATACACCGGTTCAACCAAATGATGGTGATATTATACGATTCGACGAAAGTGATGAGGTTTGGTATCCTATTGATGGTAATGTTCTATGGAAACCAACGAACGGTTGGATTCAAGACACCGTTCCATGGATAAGAGTTAGCAATACTCTTTTTACTAGAGCGGGTTCTGTCGCTTCTTATACGCAGTGGCGCCCAGGAGCTAAAGTTAGGTTTTATACACCATCAACATACAAGTATGGCGTTATATACGAAATCAACTACGTTTCCCCAAACACATATATTCAATTAATAGAAACTAGTGACTATGTAATTGATGCTAATCCAACATGGGGTTGGGTTTCCCCGTCTATAAGACCGGCTTATATGCCAGACGAACTCAATTGGAATCCAGCTTTTTCATATCTGGGTGGAACTACAAACCCAACGTTTGCCGCTACAACAAGAGCTGTCTATAGAACGATTGGGAATAGATTTATGTTTGATATTACGGCATTAATTCAAACAGGCGGGGTTGGTGATCGAGACACAACCCGATTGACTATTCCGTATCCGATGGAGGTTCTTAACTATAAACCGGTAACAGTTGTAGTATCTGGTTTAATTGGTAGCGGCGATCATGTTGTTCCTGCATATGTCGATGACGATATGTTATACGTTCGACACGGAACGATGACCATGGATGGCGCTATATTCGCAACTGGCAGTTTTGAATTCTAGAAAGGAGGTGCTTTGAATGGCTGAACCCAGAGGTACACGTCCAAAACGCAAAAGCGCAACTAAGCGACCACCTCCGGGCAAATCTGTAGCATCGAGAGAGCAACAACTAATCAACGAAGCCATGAAGTTGGCCGAAGAACGAATTCTCGACGGCACAGCGACATCACAGATTCTATTGCACTTCCTTAAAGCCGGTTCAGTTAGCGAAGCCCTTCATCGCGAGAAAACCGAGAACGAAAACCAGTTACTTCTGGCTAAGGTAGATGCTATCGAAGCTGCACAGAGACAGGACCTACTTTACGAAGAAGCTATCAAGGCCATGCGTGAGTACAGTGGTCAGATTAGCCCCGGAGAAACAGATGAGGACTGATAAAAACTTTCAAGAATTATCTAGATTGAAAACTTTCGACGAAAGATTTGCCTATTTAAAATTAGATGGACAGGTTGGAATTGACGTTTTCGGACAAGAAAGAAGGTTGAATCAATTCTTTTATAGATCGCAAGAATGGCATAAGGTTAAACGGTCAGTAATTCTAAGAGATCTAGGGTTGGATCTAGGTTGTCAAGGTTATGAGATTATGGATAGAGCATTAGTCCACCATATGAATCCAATAGCCATTGAGGACCTTGTAGATTTCAATCCAGATGTACTGAATCCTGACTATTTGATAACAACAAGTGTTGCCACCCATCTCTCCATACACTATGGTGATCGGAATCTGATTCCAAGATTGTCTATGGAGCGAAAACCAGGCGACACAAAACTTTGGTAAAGGAGAAACTATGATAGAGAACCTAGATAACTATAAAGCTAAAACCGAAGAAGCAACTGTCGATGATAAACCAATTATCGATGAAGTTTCTGAGGAAGAGGTTGTTGAGGAACCGAAGCCCAAGAAGAAAGCTGATAAGAAATCTCAAAATGGCAGCAAACGTCGAAAAGTAAAAGCACAGTCTATTCATGTGGTTTTGCATTCGGACACATCTGTCTATTCGGGAAAGCTTTCACGCTTTTCTGCTGGACAGCAGATGTTTGTTGAAGAAGATCTTGGTAAGTGGCTTAAGGTTTCAGCAAAGTTTTCCGGCGAAATGCTAGTTGGATACGTCCTGTCTAAAAAAGTAAAGGCTATTTAACATGGCACCATCGGACAGCATCCTTACAAATGTAAAATCTTTACTAGACATTCAAGCATCCGATACCAGTTTTGACGACAATCTCGTCATAACCATTAATGGTGTTATGATGGTCTTAAACCAGTTGGGTGTAGGTCCGACCGCAGTGTTCACGATTGCTGATGCAACCGAAACGTGGACTGACTTTTTACCCGGCGGTGACGATAGCGAATTAGCTCTTGTAAAGAACTATGTAGCCTTAAAGGTTAAATCGACTTTTGATCCGTCAGGATCTGGGGTTGTGTCAAATGCCCTAAAAGAAGCGATAGCCGAATTTGAAGGTCGATTAGCAATCAAAGCGGAAGATACCACCGTCTAAGGAGGACACATGGAAAACTATCTAAAACATTATGGTGTCCCAGGTATGAAGTGGGGTGTAATCCGAAATAAACTGGCTCTCGCACGCGCGCGAAGAGATCGTAATAAGTCCGAAGACTTCAAGACGAAGAAGGCTCTTAGTAAGAAGAAACTAAGTTCTTTGTCTAATAAGGAATTGAAACAACTCAACGAGCGTATGCAACTTGAACAAAATTTTAAACGTTTGAAAAGAGAGCAGGTTTCGGCTGGCCAAAAAAGAGCAGAAAAGATTCTTGGTCAAATAGGCAACCAACTTTTATCCGCAGCCATAAACGAAGTTACTAAACGGTCTATGGACAGAGTAATTAGGGGATAGAAGGATATTTACCATGACGCTTTCAAATACTGCAGTTCCACGTTACTATGGAGAATTCAGAGAGAAAGTTATGAAAGGAGAGATTCCTGTTTGTCACGAGATTTCCTTGGAGATGAACAGAATCGATGCTTTAATAGCTGATCCTGAGATCTATTACGATTCAGATGCTATTAACGGTTTTATATCCTTTGCCGAAAAGGAATTGACCTTAACCGATGGTAGTGATTTACATTTACTGGATACGTTTAAACTTTGGGCAGAGCAGATATTTGGATGGTACTATTTCGTTGATCGTAGCGTCTATGAACCATCGCCGGATGGCCATAGTTCAGGACATTATGTACGTAAACGATTGAAAAAGCGTCTGATCAACAAGCAGTATTTAATAGTTGCTCGTGGTGCAGCCAAATCAATGTATGGGTCATGCATTCAGAATTTCTTTTTGAATGTAGATACAGCTACGACTCATCAGATTACCACAGCACCAACTATGCGACAGGCAGAAGAAATTCTGTCACCAATCCGAACTGCTATAACCAGATCAAGAGGGCCATTGTTTAAGTTTCTTACAGAAGGCTCATTGCAAAACACCACCGGAGCTAAAGCCAAGAGACAAAAATTGGCATCCACGAAGAAAGGTATTGAAAATTTCATGACAGGGTCACTTTTAGAAGTAAGACCAATGTCGATTCAGAAACTTCAAGGTCTTAGGACGAAAGTGTCAACTGTCGACGAGTGGCTTTCGGGCGATATTCGGGAAGATGTAATCGGTGCTATAGAGCAAGGTGCTTCCAAGTTAGATGATTACCTAATCGTGGCTATGAGTTCGGAGGGTACTGTTCGTAACAGTAGCGGAGATACTATCAAGATGGAATTGCTTAGTATTTTAAGAGGAGAATACATTAATCCTCATGTTTCTATCTGGTATTATCGTTTAAATAAAGTTGAAGATGTCTCTAATCCAGATTTGTGGATCATGGCTAATCCAAACTTAGGAAAAACCGTTACCTACGAAACGTACCAATTAGATGTCGAGAGAGCAGAGAATGCACCGGCCACACGAAACGATATTTTGGCCAAACGCTTTGGTATACCAATGGAAGGTTATACATATTTCTTTACTTATGAAGAGACATTACCTCATAAGAAGAGAGATTATTGGGGTATGCCATGTGGACTAGGTGCAGATCTTTCTCAGGGCGATGACTTCTGTGCTTTTACTTTCTTATTTCCCTTACCAGGACAAGCCTTTGGCGTTAAGACTCGCTGTTATATTACATCGTTAACTCTTATGAAGTTGCCGAGTGCTATGAGACAAAAGTATGAAGAGTTTTTAGCTGAAGGGAGTCTTATGGTGTTAGACGGGAGTGTTCTAGACATGATGGAAGTATACGATGATATGGATGAATTCATCGAAAAGTCAAAGTATGATGTTCGATCATTTGGATACGATCCGTATAATGCTAGGGAATATGTTGAGCGGTGGGAGCGAGAGAATGGTTCATATGCCGTAGAGAAAGTTATTCAAGGTGCTCGTACTGAATCAGTTCCTTTGGGCGAACTAAAGATATTAGCTGAAGAAAAACTATTGGAATTTGATGAAGAATTGATGTCGTTAGCTATGGGTAACTGTATCGCCTTAGAAGACACTAACGGAAACCGAAAACTCCTAAAGAAGCGATACGACCAAAAGATTGATAGTGTTGCGGCCCTTATGGATGCCTGGGTTTCTTATAAACTCAATAAAGAGGCTTTTGAGTAAAAGGAGGACCATAGTTGTCAAACACTTTAAAACATTATGGCGTCCCAGGTATGAAGTGGGGCGTTAGAAAAGCGAAAACCGCTTCTGGTGAATCGGATAGAGTTTTGGTTAGGAAAAAAGGTGAAACTCTTCATCACATATCCTCAAATCCTAATCTATCCCCTGGTGTTAGAGAACTCTATACAAGTTTTACTAAAAAAGATGTCTTGACGTATCGTGCTCATTATGCTGATCAAGTAAGGGTTATCAAAAACGTTGATGATATTTACGATTATGAGTTAAGAGCCACAAAAGATTTAATTGCTCCTACTCAAAAAAAGAAAATAGATACTTTGTTGGAGATAACTAGTAATGAACCAGCGCTTCTTTCAGAAATTGCTAATACCAAGTTGAAAACTGGATTAATAATGCAAATGGCTAAGGCTCTTGGATTTAAGAACCAAGATACGGAAGCACAAAAGTATAGAAAACAACTATTAAGCGAAGATCCTAAGGTGCAAGAAAAAATGCTAAAAGATTATGTTAAATACATGATTTTAAGCGATAATGCACGAAACAAGTATATACAGAGACTTGAAAAAGATGGTTTTAATAGTATGTACGATGATAATGACATATTATCTGGATATTCGGACAAGCCTCTAATTGTTTTCAATGCTAAGAGTAACGTTAAAGTTAATTCAAAAGTACGTGACGACCAAGATGCAACGGATAGAGTTTTTAGTGAACTAGAAGCCCTAATCAAAGAAACCAAATAGAACCACATTGGAATAGGAGGTATTATGCCGAATTATAAATCTGTCGATTCCGATGGAATCGCAGTAAAACATTATGGTGTTCCCGGCATGAAGTGGGGTGTTCGTAGGCAGAACATACGTAGTGGTTTAAAAAGGGCGTCCAACAACAAAGTATTTAAGGCTTTAATCTATAATAAAGATACAAGTCTTTTGGGCAAAAAAGGACGTGCTGCATTTAAAAAGCAAAACATATTTACCAAGGAAGGTCGTGCGGGATTAGTAAAGGGCGGAAAAGATACGTTTAATAAAATCTCAAATAGCAAAGCCTTCAAATCGCTAGTTATTGATAAGGATAAATCGGTCCTTACGAAATCTGGCCGGAAAAACGCCAAAACAGATCTTAAGAAAGCAAAATCTGTCCTAGATAAGGTTACAAGCAGCAAGGCGTTTAAGACGCTCGTTATAGACAAAGACAACCCATCAATCCTTAATAAAAAGGGACAGGCGGCTCTTGCGAAGGGGAAAGCTGCTCTTAAAAAGGGAGCCGAAAAATTTAATAAGGCTCAGGTTCGGGATCAAAACAACGCGATTAAGAAACTAAAAGCCAAGGGTGATAAGAAGAGTCTCGAAGAAGCTAAATACTTGCAGGATGAGCTGGAATATGTATTTACGCCCGAGGAATTGAAGAGATATAGCTAAGAACTATTGGAATAGGAGGCCGCATGGCAGTTGGAAATACTTTAGTTAAAAGGGTTAGAGCGGCCTGGAATGTTATTCTCGATCGAAATCCATTGGATGATATTTCGTATGATTATGGTCCAGCATTTACATACCCAATTCATCGAAAGTCTTTAACGCCTGGTACAGAACAGTCTATTGTGTCTGCGGTTTATAATCGTGCGGCACTAGATGTATCAATGGTACCAATGAGACATGTAAAAGTTGATGAGAATGATAACTTTTTAGAACCGGTTTTATCTGGTCTTAATAGTTGTCTAACTCTATCTTCCAATATCGATCAAAGTTCACAGGCCTTTCTTCAAGATGCAGTTCTTTCGATGTTTGACGAAGGTGTTGTTGCTATTGTACCA